TTGGTAAAGAAAGAGGTGGAAGAGTATCGGCTGGTGGTGCTTTTGTTGTAGGAGAAAGAGGCCCTGAGTTATTGCAGATGGGTTCAAAAGGTGGCAATATAATTCCAAATAGTCAACTTGGAGGTGGTGGTGATAATGTTACAAATATGGTTACAGTAAATGTAGATGCAAGCGGTAGCTCAGTTCAAGGCTCTACTACTGATGCTCAACAACTAGGACAAGCTATTGGTCAGGCAGTTCAAGCTCAATTAATCAAAGAAAAACGTGCTGGAGGTCTATTAGCATAATGGCAACTTTTCCTTCTATAACTCCAACTTACGGAACCACACAGACAGTAGAACAAAAAAGCATAACTACAAAGTTAGGCGATGGATATGAGTTCAGAACTGTTTTTGGTTTGCCAGCAAATAAAAGACTGCATATTGTTAATTTAAGTTTTGCAATATCTGAAACAGATGCCGACACCATAGACACCTTTTTAAATAGTAGATTTGATGACCAAGCTTCTTTTGATTACACAATGACAGGCGAATCTTCAGCAAGAAAATTTAAATGTACCAGCAGATCAAGGTCTATACCATATCTAAACAGAGTAAATATGAACCTTACTTTTGAAGAGGTTGCAGAACCATAATGGCAATACCTACGTCTGAGCTTCAAAAGATAAATCCTTCAGCAATCATTGAGTTGTTTGAATTACAACTTATCGCTTCAATACATGGTTCAGATCAACTTTTTAGATACCATAGCGGGTCAAATCAAAATGGTAATGGAGAGATTGTATGGCAGGGTAACTCTTATGCAAGATTTCCATTACAAGCTGAAGGGTTTGAGTTTACAGGAAAAGGACAAATCCCAAGACCCACTTTGACTGTGAGTAATGTTTTATCTACTCTTACAACCCTAATTGCAACTGTAAATGCTTTTACACCAGCAAACGATCTTAATGGGGCAAAGCTAACAAGAATTAGGACAACAGCCGATAATCTTGACGCAGTTAACTTTAGCGGAGGCAGTAATCCTTTTGGAACACCTAGCGCAAACAAATTTCCAGATGAAATATTTTTTCTTGATCGCAAGGTTTTAGAAAATAGAGAGATTGTTCAATATGAAATGAGAGGAGAAAATGACCATGCAAATGTTCGATTACCAAAAAGACAAATAACAAGAAAAGATTTTGATGGAGTTGGTACATTTATTGACCAATGACTTGGAAAGAAAAAGCTGCTAACCACGCAAAAAAATGTTTACCAAAAGAATCCTGTGGCCTTTTGGCCATAGTCAAAGGCAAAGAAACTTATTTTCCTTGTAAAAATTTAGCAAATGACCAAATATCATATTTTATTATTGATCCTGATGATTGGGCAAATGCAGAGGATAGTGGAGAACTTGTAGGACTAATACATTCTCACCCAAAGGGGTCTATATTTCCCTCTGAAGCTGATAAGACAGCTTGTGATTACCTAGGTCTTGAATGGCATATCTACAGCCCACAGATGGAAGATTGGTATAGTTTTAAACCCTCTGGATATAAGCCGTCATCAATAATAGGTAAAACTTGGATTTGGGGGGCTGCCGATTGTTGGACTATTGTTGTTGATTATTTTAAAGAAAAAGGTTTGATTGTTGGAGATATGATAAGGCCAAAAAGTCCTTATGAAATGCTTACTAATAACAAGTTTGAAAATGAAATACCCTCTTGTAATTTTATAGAAGTTGATGACGATATTAAAAAAGATGATTTATTTTTGTTTAGTATGGGTAAAAATATTGGCTGTCATGTTGGTATTTATGTAGGAGATCAGATGGTTTTACATCATCAAGTAGGTAGACTAAGTTCAAAAGATTTATTGGATTCTCAAATGCAAAAATCAATCTATAAAAGGTATCGTCATGTTGAGAACAATTAAAGTATATGGAAAGCTTAGACAAATATTAGGTCAGTCAACATTTGAAGCTGATTTAAATAATGTAGGACAGGCATTTAGTTTTTTATATAATAACTTTCCTGAGTTAGAGGGTCATTTATTAAACAACAACTATCGAGTATGGACAGGAGATAAATTAATAACTGAAGAAAAATTATCAATGTCTGGCGAAAAAGAAATTAGAATTATTCCTATTGCAACTGGTTCTGGATTTTTAGCTCCTTTTGTTGCACCTCTTTTGGCTGGTGGTGTCTCCTCTGCAATTTCTGGCGTTGTCGGTACAGGTATAATTGGGACAATAGTTACGGCTGTTGGTACTTCTTTAATCATTGATGGTGTCACTTCAATGCTTGCTCCACAACCACCTTCTATGAGTCCGTCTGGCATGGATGCTACAGACCCTGCCTCACTTGCTTCAAACTATTCATTCAGTGGAATCACAAATATTAGCAAAAGTGGTGTTCCGATTAATTTAATATATGGAGAGACTATAGTTGGATCAGTAACAGTTTCAAATGGAATTGACACAGTTCAAGTCAGAGGTGACGCATAATGGCTGGCATACAAGAATTTAGTCAAGATACTGTCTTTACTAATCCAGAATTACCTACCGATACGCTTTCATCAAAGCAATTTAACACGCTTGTTGAAGTAGTAGGGGAAGGAGAAATAGAGGGATCGGCAACAGCATCAAAGGCTGGTCTTACAAAGGGGACAACCGCTTATAACACTTGTTTCAAAAAGGATATTTTCCTTAATGGAACTCAACTATTACTATCCTCTGCAAGTAATACAGCACCAGCAGAGGGTGATTTTAACTTTAAAGATGTAGGTTTTGAACCTAGATTTGGGACATCAGATCAAACTTTCATCAATGGAATTGCAAATATTGAAACAGAAACATCTGTTGGAGTTGCCGTAACTTTTGGAAATCCTATTACAAGAGCCGTTTCAAATAACTCTGTCAATGCAATCAGGGTTACAGTATCATTCACTAATATTCAAAAAGTTGAAGATAATGGAGAAATCACTGGAGCAAGTGCAGGG